AATTCAGCAAGAGCGATTTGTTTTTTCTGACTTAGTTCTAATGCTGCAATACGTACATCATCTGTTTGCTTGTCATCTGCTGCTATTTCTCCATTTATTTTAATAGAACGCTCCAATGTTTGTTTTTGCAATTCGTATAATGAATCGGAAAGTTTTTTGGCTCTTTCTAAGGCTTCTTTAGCAAGTCGATCTTGTTCTTTTGAGTTTACATCTGTAGAGGTATTGTCTAATCCTGAAGCTTTTGGCTTAGCCGTTCTGCTTTGAATAAATCCTTTTACAGTTGCATTTTCAGAAGCTGCAAATGTGGTTTTGTTATTTAAAGCCGCAATTTTTCTTTGATTTTCTTCAATTTGCTTTTTTCTTTTTGCTCCATTAAAAAAGGAATCATCAGCAGCGATTTTTTTATTTATTTTTTCTAATTCTAAAGCCAATCTTGTGTTTTCAGCAATTTCAGCATCATTCCAAGCGATAACATTATTGAGATCTTCAAGACTTCTTTTATTTTTGTCTGAATAGTTTTTAATAGCACTATCAGCACCTTCTTTTCTTATCTTATTTAATTCCCGCTCTCTTTTTTGCGCACTACTAGAAAACCAATCATCTAATAAACCTATTGTTTCTATGGCATCATTAACCCAAAACTTTAAAAACTCCCCTCCGGAATTTCCTTTTTCACTTAATGATAAAATAAATGAACCCCAGGCACTTTCTAATAAATCAATAGAGCCTGTTAGCGTATCCATTCTGGTATTGGCTTGCTCTAATGCTGTTCCGTTTTCGTTCATCTTAGAAGTCAATTCCTTTAATCTATCGGTATGACCCAAAACGTTTAATGCTGCAGTTGCGTTTTCTAAACCAAATATTTTAACAATAGAGGCATTGTCTTTCAATAGCGGTTTCAATAATTCCAATTTTTGTTGAATAGGAATTGATTTGTCTTTTAATGTTTCTAAAGTAATCCCAAGCCTTGCGAATTCTTCCTGAGCTCTTTTTGGCAAAGCATCTGGAGCGCTAATTTTCAACAATACATTTCTTAATGCTGTTCCGGCATCAGCTCCTTTTAGGCCATTTTCTGCTAACAATTCGACCAAAGCAGTACTTTCTTGTATGCTCACATTTGAAGTTCGTGCAACAGCCCCAAATTTCAATAAAGCTTCTGTTATTTGTGGTATTTCTGCAGCTCCATATTTAGCACCATTCGCTAAGGCGTCTACAAAAATAGTGGCTTGACTGGCATCAGCTCCAAATTGGTTCATTGCATCGGTAAGCGCTGTAGCCGCATCTGGCATTTCCATTCCAGAGGCTTGTGCTAATGTCAAAACAGCTTCGGTAACTTGATTTAAAGCAGCTACATTTTCTAGAAGTTCCGGTTTTGCAGAAGCGATTAATTTATAGGCTTCTACCACTGCAACCGCACCGCCTTTAGTTCCTTTACCAAGGTCGATAGCCTGATTTTTCAAGTACTCTAAATCTTTTCCGGTAGCTCCGGTTATTGCGCTTAAATCTGCTAATGCCTGATCAAATTGTTTGATGGTTTGAAAGGCATTTTTCATGATAGAAGCAAATAATGTAATACCTCCTACTAAACCAAATGCACCTACAAGATTCTTGATTCCGCTTGTGAGGTTTGCTATTTTTGGATAATTACCTACTGTTTTATGAAAATCGCCAACGGCCTGATCTGCTTTTCGAACACGAACATCTAACTTTGCAAATTCTATCTCTGCTTTTTTAATAGCTTCGGTGTTCTGATTTTCGGCACTTAGTAAATCGAGTAAGTTTCTTTTAGCAATGGTGCGTTGCAAATTCAGTTTCGTGTACGCAGTAGTCATTTTGCTATTAAGAATGGCCTGTTCTTTTGCTATTCTATTATTCTGTTCATTGGCCAGTCTTTCTTCAACTGAGAGCTTTATACTGGCTTTTGTCGCAGCTTGTTTTTTATTGGCAATATCTAAGGCTAACTTCTCCGTTTTCAACGCTTCCTGTTTTACTTTCTCCAGGTTCGTTTCAGCTACTTGCTGTTCTTTGAGCGTAGCAATTGATTGTTCTGCAAGCAATTTCACCTCGTTTTTTTGCTTGATGAATTCCGATTGGTTTTCACTTCTTCGCAATTTTACATTTTCAGCATTTAACAAAACAATAGAGTCAACAAACTCCCTATTTTTGGCAATTGCTTCATTCAATGTTTTTGCATATTCATCACCCCAACGCAGTGCATCATCAGTGATTATATCTTTTCTGGTTATCGTTCCCTCTGCCATTATTTGTGTTTTTTAGCGTTATTTTTCTCTATAGCTGCTATTTTTTGTTTCACTTGGTTTTGTAATGAATGATACTTCTCAACGGATATGGTGTAGAAATCAAAATCATATCCCAGAACAGAAGAATAGTTGGCCATTATATCAATAATTGAAACCTCATTTGTATTATGGCTTTCTACTTTTGGAAGACTTGATTTGAGTTGGTTAATTTTTTGCACAATTCCTTCGCTTTCACGTTGTACTCGAAGCAGATCATCATTATAGAATTCGTCTCTAAATCGATAACCATAATCTCTTAATATCGAAATCAGTTCCGGATAAACATCGAATTTCAAGGCTTCGATAATCAATTTTATTTCGAAGTGTTTTTGTTCTAGGTATTCAATTTCTTTTGAGAGATTAAATACTTTGTTGCTATTTTGTTTGTTGTATTTGTTTTGATATTCCTGATATATCATATCCCATATCAACGCCAATTCATCCAAATCGGTTTCTTCGTCTGAAAGCAGAGAAATGTCACCTGACTCCATAATTTCGATGAAGGTGATCATTGGTATTTTTCGGAGTGTTTTGTAAATCATAATTAACAGAAATTAGCAACGTTATTAGTGATTATGTAATGTGATTTACATTTGAAATTATAGTTTCCTACACTTGGAGTAAATGAAATTTTTCCGTTATTTTCTTTAATCAAATTCCAACCATTACCATACAAAGGCATAACTGTTTTTTCTCCACAACCACATAAACAATTATGTACAGATACATTATATTTTTCTGATATGTATAATTTATTTTCCTCCATAATAGAGGGAATTAGTTCTACAAATACCGGTTCTATTTCTACTTTTTTTAATGTTCTCATAATCCTAGTTCTTTACGGTAATAATTAAGCACGAATGGTTGAATCTTAGTTTCGATAACCTCCTTTAAGTTCTTGTCTGTCAAACCAAATAAACTGGACGAAAGCCAATGCGGACTGTCTAAAATATCATCTGTTTTTGGATCTGTTGAACCAAAATAAAACACATCATCAAGGACCGTTACATAGAATTTATCTAAAAAACTTCCGGTATCTTTTCCGGTGAATGGTTCTCCAGCTCCTTTGGCACCGTTTGTAATCAATTCAGTAGCACGGGAATAAAAACCAATTGCTTTTCCGTAAATATCCTGGCTATCCTCATTGATTTGTTTTTTGTTCAATTCGACCATGTAAGCGCTCACTGTTTTTATGAATTTGAATAATTCATCGGAGATTGTTCCTGCATCAATGCGTTTTGATTTTTCGAGCTGTTGTTGAAAGGTTGCCATAGTATTTTTTATAAAAAAAGAGGCTAAACCATTGGATGATTTTAGCCTCTTATACAATAAGTTGAAATATTATACTATTCGGAAACTACCTCTGGTTCATTGACTTTTATGTCAGTTATCTTTTTGGTCGCTATTTTAAAAGCTTTTTTTAGTTCCGATAATCGCTCTTTTTCTGGAATGCCTTTGAATACCCAAGTATTCTCAAATTCCGATTTAAATTGCTCGAAAGTACCGTTGTAATTTTCAGCAAACGTAATTCCTTTGTATTGGTTACGTTTCATGCTATTAGACTACAGTTATTGGAGCCGGAGCAATACTTTCATAGGTAGCTTCTGTTTGAGAAACAATACCGTTTAAGTTCACTACAATACCAGTTACAAAACCTGTTCCGGTTAACTCATAAACACCATCAGCATCAGCAGCAACAAATGAATGTGTTACAGCTACACCAAGAGCAGTTTTCAAGGTAACATCGGCAGTTTCTAATGATGTTACTACATCACCAGCACAACCTGCATCAACAGTAAATTTAATAGAAGCTGCAGAAGCGCTTACAATATTGATTTTTACATCAAAAATTCCGTTCAACTCGATTTGAGACCAAGTAGGTTTCAAGATCACTCCGTTGTTTTCGAATTCATTGTAATCTGCATACTCTAAAGTAACTGGAGTATACGCTGGTTTATCTGGCATTGCATCCACACGTTTTCCAACGGTGATTGTTACCAATTGCCCTTTTACTTTTGTACCATCTGGAGTAGTTCCTTTGATTTCCTGAGCATCTGTGAACTCATATACTCTCATTTTCTTATTGTTATAAGATTTCAAAGCATTATGAGAACAAAGACCTAAGAAACAGTTGAAAGTTCTAATTTTCTTACCGTTTTTGGTTTTGTACTTACTATTTCCTTCAAAATAAGTATCTTCTGTATCAGCAACTGCCAATTCTTCGATTTCATATAAAGGAATAATTTTCTTCAAGTCAACATCGCCTTTCCATGTGGCTAATGTTTTGGCAGCAGCAACCGAGGCAAATTCTTGCTCATCAGTAGCCAATGCATGGCGCGTCACAACACCTTCAAGGCATTGTTCGTTGGCGCCTGTATTTTTATTTTGTACACCTTCTTGGTTACATTCTACTATTACCATAGTTTCTATTTTTTATTGGTTACAATTAAATATGTATTTCAAATCCCCGTTAATCGAGAAAGTATGAAACGGACGCGTGTCGTTCAATTTGATGTTGTTCGTATTGAATCCTTTTAACACGTTTTTCAATCCTTTTTCAAGGCCGGTTATTTCTAATGCTTTTATCTTTTGAATCAGTTTTACGCAAATGTCCTGAGCTTCTGAATCTGTTAATGGTGTTGTTTGAATGTTTGATAAATTCAACATGAAAACCATCTTTATTTTGGCCGTGAATAACTTTCCATCTTTGGTAGTATGTTCGTCTGAATCAACAAAAAATACATTACCGCCTTTGGCTTTTTGGTCGCTATAATAAACCTCTTTTGATTCTTTACTTGAAATCATGACTTCCGGGACCAATGAATTTCCATCCTTATCCAAGCCTTTCAAAACACGCCCATAAAAATCAATGTTATCAAAACCCAATGAAGCATTCAAAGCGTTCTGTATGATTTTTATTTTATGGTCGATTCCTTTTGCTGGATAGTTATTATAGTTTGCCATATTACCAAGAATTGCCATTTTTTACAATTGCCTGAAGCGGAAATATTACTTTCTGTGCTTTGGTAATTGCATTTTTGAATTCATATTTGATGCCTTTGGCTACATAAAATCCGCCATCATTTCTGATACCTTCCAAATCTAATTTTAAAGATTGAATGCTTAGTTTTGCGTTTCTGTCAGAAAGGTTTTTTCTACTGCATGAAATAAATAATTCCAGCATTTTGATAGCAATGCAGTACCCAATAGCATCATCAAATAAACGAGGTCTAGTAATGATAATCTGTGAATAATCAACTGCTTCATCATAGGATGTGTGCTGATCAAAAACAGCGGTCAAAACTTCCATTACGGATTGTTTTCTAACAGAAGAAAGGAAGCCGTTGAACTCAACGACCTCCATATCTATTTCAGGAACTGCTGCATAAACATTCTCAACAGTAACGAGTTGGTGAAAGGAATTTACTTTTCTTTCTGAATCTGCGGTTAGAACCTCCTCATCTAACTCAATTGCAAATGCAGTGTCTAAAGGTTTCTCCCAGCCAATTCT